GTCGGGCTTTATGATGAAAACTTTTACCCTCTGTATTTCGATGATGATGATCTTGAGCGCCGGGTTGATTTGGCAGGTATAGACAAAAAATCTATACATTGCAAGATGGGCCACGATAACAGTTCTACGCTCAATAGCGGCTTTCAGGCAGTCAATTCGGTAAGTTATGCCAATAACTCTAAATTGCACGCTCAGAGAGCCGCACAGGGCCGCACAGAGGCATCTCTGTGGACATTAGAAACTAGGAGAGCAAACCGATGGGATTGATTTACACAGGTGGCACTTTTGACCTATTCCATGCCGGGCATGTGGCGTTTCTGCAACGCGCAGCCGAGCTGGGCGAGGTGGTTGTGGCACTCAATACAGATGAGTTCATTGTGGAGTATAAAAGTAAAGCGCCGGTGATGACTTATGCCGAGCGCCGAGCGGTTTTGCTGGGTTGCAAATGGGTTAGCCAGGTTGTGCCTAATGCTGGTGGCGCTGATTCGCGCATTGCCATCGATCAGGTCAATCCCGACTACATCATTATCGGCAGCGACTGGGCCAGGCGCGACTACTACTACCAGATGGGTTTCGATCAGGATTGGTTGGATGAGCGCGGCATTGGGCTAATCTACATTCCGTATACCGATGGCATCTCGACTACCGCCATCAAACAAAGACTTTCTAAGCGGTAAAATAAAAGCAATACTTTAGGAGTCATTTTGGCTATTACAAATGGTTATTGCTCACTTGCAGAAATCAAAGCTGCACTGCGCATCACAGACAACATCGATGATTCACTGCTCGAAACGGCTGTGGAGTCTGCATCGCGCCTGGTTGATGGTTTCGCTGGCCGCAACTTTTACTCTAACGGCTCAGCAACCCGATACTTCACACCTGAAGATCGCATTGTTTGCGAGATTGATGACCTGATTTCGCTCACCAGCCTCGAGGTGTCTGAAGATTTAGATGGTGTGTTTGACCAGACTTGGACTGCTACCGATTACCAGCTCGAGCCGCTAAACGGCAGGGCTGATGGTTTGACTGGTTGGCCGGCTACTCGCATCAGGGCTGTTGGCGATTTTGTGTTTGGCACAAACATTGGTGAGGCCAGCGTAAAGGTAACAGGCACTTGGGGTTGGAGTGCAGCGCCGGTGGCTATAAAACAGGCAACGATTATTCAGGGCAGCCGAATCTTCAAGCGCCTCGATTCGCCGCTGGGTGTTTTGAGCGCACCAGACTTGGGTTACATTCGCGTTGGCACGCGACTAGATCCCGATGTGCAGCAACTGGTTGAGCCGTACCGCCTAGCAAGGTTTCTCGCATAATGGCAAGCATTAGCGATCTACGCGCTGGCATCGCAACTAACCTGGCAACTATTTCAGGTCTGCGCACCGGCTCTACCATTCCCGAGAATGTGAATCCGCCGTTTGCGATTGTCGCACCATCATCGATGAGTTATCACCAGTCGTTTGCTAACGGCATGACTACTTACAACTTTGTTGTGACTTTGGTTGTGGGCCGCGCTGATGGCCGCGCAGCTCAGAATGCTTTAGATGCTTTCTGCTCTAGCACTGGCTCTAGTAGTATTAGAGTTGCAGTCGAAAGTAATCGCACACTGGGTGGGAAAGCGTTTGATTGTGTCGTTACCGGAATGCGCAATTATGGCAGCCTGGCTATCGGCGATAACACATACCTGGCGGCTGAGTTTGATCTCACTGTTCAGGCTGATTAAGTAAAGGAAATCTAATGGCAAAATTCGTTGCTACTGATTACTCAATTACCCTGAATGGCACAAGCCTGAGCGATGTGCTTCAGTCTGTAAACCTCACCATTCAGAGTGATGAAGTAGAAACTACTACCTTTGGTGGCGGTTGGAAAACTATGGTTGGCGGCTTGCGCTCAGGTTCACTGCAGCTCAACTTCTTCCAGGACTTCGCTGCCAGCTCAGTTGATGCGACCCTATGGCCGCTAATCAACACCATCGGTACTGTTGTGATCAAGCCAACTAGCTCAACAGTTTCATCGACTAACCCGAGCTACACAGTGCCTGTTCTAATCTCTCAGTACCAGCCGTTTGCATCTACTGTTGGCGATGCAGCGACACTTTCAGTTACTTTCCCAACTTCGGGTACTGTAACTCGCGCAACTGCCTAATAAGGTTTTTGCCAATAACTAAACAAAGAAAGACACCATGAAACTAAATCTACGCGTTGAGTTTTTAGATGGTCGGGTACAAGATCCGGTTTCGGTTCAAATGCCCGACATGCTGAAGTTCGAGGAAAAGTTTTCTATTTCAATCTCGGCTCTTGAGAGAGAGCAGAAATTGACTTACATTGTGTTTCTCGCATGGGCCGCGCTCAGTCGCCAGAAACTAACCGATAAGAGTTTTGATGATTTCATTGAAACAGTTGAGTTAGTTACTGCGAGTGAGGCCAGCCCAAAATAATCCCGTTGGGCGATGAGTCTGCACATTGGACTATTGCTCAACTAGCGGTTGAGTTAGGCATTGCACCGAGTGTGCTTATGAATGAGTCGCCGCGAATGCTTTTCACTATGCAGCGTGTTTTGTTAGCGCGTAATAGCCAGGCATGAAGAAAGCCCTAGACACTTGATCTAGGGCTTTCTCATTTTCGGCAACTTAGGGGGTTAGTTGCTCGAATCCGGCGAGGCTGAAGTTGGGGTGTTTCAATACTTCGCCGGCGGCTTTGTCTAACATTGCTTGGACTGCCTCTACGCCGTACCAGGTGTTTGCAGCTAGGTCTGTTAGAAACTCTGAATCGGTGATGGCGTTGTAGGCGAGCGATACAACTAGGCGCTGCCAAAATTCAGACTTGAGTGGTATCAGCCCATGATCGAGCCACATCAATACTCTTTCGGCGCTGGTTATCTTGCCATCTACCAGGCCATCGGGCATCATGCTGGCCTCGAGGAGCATTAGCTCATTGGCCTCTGTGAGTTTGAAGTGTGTGCCATCGATGAAGTTCCAATAGGCCCATGCGCGTGAGTAGTAGTTGTCTATGTGTAGTTCGCCATCTTCTTCGAGGTAGATGGTTTGCGCGACTACCAGGCCATGATCGTCTGTGAATGGTTTGACCGGGTTGTATAGAAAGAAACCCTTGCTCTCGCCGTAGTTGTAGATGTGTGGTCTGCCTAGCGTGGTTTCGATGTATTTGTAGATTCCCATGATTCCCTATCTTTCTGCCAGCGGTTGCCGACATGTCGATTATGACCTATGTGCCTGGCTGTGCGCAACATTTGGGCGCAGGTGTTTCATAACGCTTTGGTAACGCCGGCGGTAGAATTGTTGTTATGTCTGAGCCAATTTCACTTACCATTGCCAAGTTCACCGGCAGCCTAAGTAATAGGGGTGGCGTGAATATTGGGGCTAACGACATAAGCGTGTTGGATGTTCGAGAGCTGCAAAAGCGGATGCGCGATGCTGGGCCTAACTTTCGTGCCGAGTTTATGCGTGATGTGAAAGACATTGGTAGGCCGCTGGAGAGCAAAATCAAATCGACTATTCGCGGTATTGAGCCGTTGTCGGGTTTCCGTAAGGATCGTGGCCGTTTGGGTTGGGGTACTGCTACGGCTGTCGATAAGACAACAGTGCAGTTTCGTACTGCGATGGGTGGCCGTTCGCTTACAACTACTCTTTTGCGTATCAAGATTTGGTCGCCGGCTGTAATCATCATGGACATGGCTGGCCGCTCAGGTAAGCATATTGGTGAGGGTCGCAGAAACGATAACTCGCCGCCAACTACGCGCCGCCGTAACGCCAACCGCAATAAGGGTGAGGCTTTTATTGCCAGCCTAAACAGAGAGATTGGTGGCCGCGCCTCGCGTTTCATTTACCCGGCGGCTGAAGATAGTTTGCCAGCGTTGAGCCAACAGACTCAGAAAGTGCTTGATGATGCGATGCGGCGTTTTAACATGAGAGGCATCTAATGGCTAGTGCGTTATTTATTCCACTAAAAGCGATCTTCGATGATCGTGGTTTTAAGAATGCTCAAAAGAGCATGGGGTCGCTCGGCCAGACTATGAAGAAAACACTTGGCGCGGTTGGGCTAACTGTGGGTGTGGGTGCGCTGGTCAATCAGCTCAACAGGGCTGGTAAAGCGGCGGCTGAAGATGCCAAGTCACAGGGGCTTTTGGCTCTTGCGTTGCGTAACACTGTA